GGTGGTAAAGCACCAGGCCCTCAACCACTAAAAGAGTGTCTTATCAAATTGGAAGGTATTTTAGATGCTAAAAAAGATGGTGATAAATTATCTCCATTGGAAGTACATGATATGGTTTGTCATATTGCAGATGCAGTATTGGCAGGTGGTATCCGTAGAGCAGCATTGATTTCTTTGTTTAGTGCAAATGACGAACAAATGATTAGTTGTAAGAGTGGTGCTTGGTGGGAAACAAATCCACAAAGAGGTCGTTCAAACAATTCAGCAGTATTAATGAGACATAAGATTACAAAGGAATATTTCTTAGACCTTTGGAAAAGAATTGAAGCAAGTGGAGCAGGTGAGCCTGGTATTTACTTATCAAATGATAAAGATTGGGGAACCAACCCATGTTGTGAGATTGCATTAAGACCTTTTCAATTCTGTAATTTATGTGAAGTAAATGTAAGTGATGTAGTTGACCAAGACGATTTGAATGCAAGAGTTAAAGCAGCATCATTCATTGGAACATTACAAGCGGGTTATACCGATTTTCATTACCTTCGTCCAATCTGGCAAAGAACAACTGAAAAGGACGCACTTATTGGAGTATCTATGACTGGTATCGGAAGTGGTGCAGTTTTGAAAATGGATATGAAAGAAGCAGCAAAAGTTGTAAAGATAGAAAACAAAAGATTGGCAGAAGTAATGGGTATCAATCCATCTGCAAGAACTACAACTGTTAAACCTGCTGGGACAACATCACTGACATTGGGAACATCATCAGGAATTCACGCTTGGCATAATGACTACTATATTCGTAGAGTTAGAGTAGGTAAGAACGAAGCAATTTATTCTCACTTATTAGTAAATCATCCTGAATTAGTAGAAGATGAATACTTTAGACCACATGATACGGCAGTAATTGGTATTCCACAAAAGGCACCTGATACTGCAATCTTTAGAACTGAATCTCCAATTCAATTATTAGAGAGAGTTAAGAAAGTACATAGTGAGTGGATTAAACCAGGACATAGAACAGGAAACAATACACACAATGTATCGGCAACTGTTTCTATTAGAGAGCATGAGTGGAAAGCGGTTGGTGAGTGGATGTGGGATAATAAAGAATATTACAACGGACTTTCGGTATTACCTTACGATGGTGGAACTTACATTCAAGCTCCATTTGAAGATTGTACGAAAGAAAGATATGAAGAATTAATGAAAACGCTTACGGAAGTAGACTTAAGCAAGGTTATTGAAATCGAAGATAATACAGATTTATCAGGTGAGGTAGCTTGTGCAGGAGGTGCGTGTGAAGTTAAATAAAGATGATAAAGAATTATATTATTTGGAAAATGGTAAAGTGGTGTTCACTCCTAAGTATCACATTGACAGAGGTGATTGCTGTGGGAGTGGCTGCCGCCATTGTCCTTATATTCCAACCAACATAAAAGGTAATACTAAATTAGATTCGTTATGGGAGAAAATCAATCAACAAAAAACAAAGAATTGACAGAGAAAATTAGAGAAGAAAAACAAAAAGAGAAGGGCCCGATTAAGTTTCAAATTCAATTAAATGAGGAACAAAAAGAAGCTAAAGACAAAATTTTAAGTAACGCAATAACGATATTAAGTGGTAAAGCGGGTAGCGGTAAAACACTATTAGCTTGTCAAATTGCATTAGATATGTTATTTAAGAAAACGGTTAGTAAAATTATCATTACAAGACCGACGGTAAGTAAAGAAGAAATTGGTTTTCTACCAGGAGACCTTAGAGAAAAAATGGAACCCTGGATGCAACCAATCTATTCAAACTTTTATCTACTTTATAATAGAGAAAAAATAGATGAGATATTAACAAACGGACAAGTTGAAATTGTACCTGTTGCATTTATGAGAGGTAGAACTTTCTTAGACTCATTTGTAATTGTGGATGAAGCTCAAAACTGCACTCACGAACAAATGGAAATGATTGTAAGTAGATTGGGTATTAGAAGTAAGATGGTAGTATGTGGAGACACTGCTCAAGTAGATTTGAAACAAAAGGGTGAAAGTGGATTTGGTTTCTTATTAAGAGTAGCTAAAAAAGTAAAAGAAATGGCATCGATGACATTATTAGTAAATCATAGACATTCAGTAGTTGATGCCCTATTGGAAGAATATGAAGAATTTAAAAACAAAACAAATGGTAACGGTCAAAAAATTTAGTGCAGTATGGTGTGGCCCTTGTAGAGCATTAACCCCAGTAATGAATGAAATCAAAGGTAATTATTCAAATGTAAAGTTTGAAGAATACGATATTGATGAGTATAGTGATATAACCGAAGAATATGGAGTTCGTTCGGTTCCAACAGTTATAATCGTAAAAGATGGTATTGAATTACAAAGATTTACAGGACTTTCATCTAAAATGGCATATGTAAATGCAATCAATGAGGCAGTAAAGTAAATTTGGTATTGTGGAAAAAATTAGTTATATTAGAGTTATGTTAAGAGGTGAAGCACATCCAATGCATAAACTAACGGAAGAACAGGTTTTGCAAATTAGGGAACTATACAAAATAGGTCATAGAAATGTTAATGTAATAGCTAGGAACTATAAAGTATCACCTGCAAACATTAAAAAAATAGTTACAAACGAAACGTGGAAACACATGGTTAAATGGCCATATGAAAGTACAAGATAAGTTATATTGTGATACATCCAAATTTAGTGTAAGGTTAATAGAAAAGTCAGTTGCAAAGAATATAATAGTAAAACATCATTATTCAAAACAATGGACAAAAGTTAGTTACGCATTAGGTTTGTTCTATGAAAACGAAACCGAACATAAATTCTTTGGTGGAGTAAATCAGGAACTAATTGGAGTAATTTGTTATGGTGACCCAATTGGTAGACATTGTGGAGCATCTATAAGTGAAACATTGGATAGAACTGAGGTGATGGAGCTAGTAAGACTTTTTGTATTTGACGGATATGGTTGTAACATTGAAAGTTGGTTTGTCGGAAAGTCTTTTGAATGGTTAAAAGAAAACGCAAAACAAATACGAGCATTGATATCATACTCCGACCCTGTACAAGGACATAAAGGACAAATATATCAGGCAACAAATTGGTTATATCAAGGAACAAGTATTAGGCCCAACGACACATGGGCTTTTCGATTTGAAGAAGGTGGTAAATGGATACATGGTAGAACTATGGCACCTTATTGGGGAACAACCTCACCTTTCAAATTACAAGAACTAATTGATAAACCATTTTGGGTAAAACGAGAACCAAAGAAACATAGGTATATCTACATTTTGGGCAAAGATAAAAAAGATAAAAAGGAATTGTTGAAAAATATAAAACATCCATTATATCCATATCCAAAAACATTGGAGGAATATACCGAAGAAATATTAAAATTAGAACCAATTGAAAGAGTTAAATAAGTTATATTGTGATACGAGTAGAGTATCGGTTAGAGAAATTAGTTCGGCAGTTGCAAAAGAGATTATAGTTAAGAAACACTATACACACGCATGGACGGCTTGTAGATACGCATTGGGAATATTTTATAGAACCGATGAGTCAAATGCATTAGGAGATAGTGATAAACTTATAGGATGTTTAGTTTATGGTTTCCCAGTAGGTGCAAGAGCTGCAAATTCAGTTTCAGATTCAATTACAAAAGATAATATTTTAGAATTAACAAGATTGTATTGTGACGATGGATATGGTTCTAACATTGAATCGTATGCATTAGGACAATCGTTTAAGTGGTTTAGAGAAAATGATAAGATGATTAAAATCTTAATCTCATACGCTGATAACGGACAAGAACATTTGGGAGGAATTTATCAGGCAACCAATTGGATTTATCAAGGAATGAACACCGATATTGCATTGATGCCAAACTACGGAATATCTTTATCAAACGACCCTTATAAATGGATACATAGTAGAACTGTGTTTTCAATGTGGGGTAGCGGTAATTTGGAACATCTTAGGAGAGAAATAGGTAAGCAAGGATATAAACAATTTTGGAGAAGGGAAGAACCACCGAAACATAGATATATACAGGTATTGGGTGCAGATAAAAAAGAAAAAAGAGAATTACTTAAAACTCTTAAACACGACCCTAAAAATTATCCAAAAGATACAAGAGAATTTAATAAGGATATAGAAATCCACACTACAATTGCACCTGAAACAGAACTTGCAAGTAAGTTTTGGTAATTTGGATAATTTTTAGTATATTACATATATGAATAAATTTTGGGATAGTAACATAGAAAATGGTGGTGAGTTTGTATTTGAAGTAAACAAAGAAAAATTGATAAGAAATTTGGATATGTTATCCGAAATGCCAGTTGAAGAACAAACACTCTATAAAAAGTGGCAAGAGTTCAATTCGGATTTACATACATCTATGATGAAACTACCATCTTTACAACAACATTACGATAAAATTTGGAAACCAACAGATATCTTTAATAAAGAATTAACAATATCCGAAATCCAAAACATGCAACCATATGTTGAATTGGTAGAAGATGTTTCAAAGTGGACTGAGGTTAGAAAGTTGATTAGTTCAATGGAGTTTACAGCAAACCCAGGTCGTAATCTTAAAGCCTTTGTAAAAGATAGAACAAGTGGTAAAATATTGGGTGTCATTAGTTTAGGTAGTGATGTAGTTTCTGTTAAAGTAAGAGATGAGTTTATTGGTTGGACTAAAGAAGATAAATTTAAGAAAGGTAAATTAAATTGTATTGCAATGGGTACTTCAATTGTACCAACTCAGCCATTAGGATTTAATTTCTTAGGTGGTAAATTAATCGCAGCTTTAACAACATCACCCACATTTAGAAACAAGTGGAAAGAACAATATGATGATGTAATGGTGGCAATGCATACAACCGCTTTATACGGAGCATCTTCACAATATAATGGTATTCCTCATATGAAAACATTGGGTGAATCTGCTGGTAAAATCGGAACAAAACCTGATAATTGGATTTACAAAATATGGCACGATTACATTAAAGAAAAGTATCCAGAAAAATATGAAAAGGCAATTAACGCCACAGGTCCAAAACAAAACATTATAAATTTAATATTAAAGGAACTTCAAATAAGTCCTACCAAATATCATCATGGATTTCAAAGAGGTATTTACTTTGCACAAATGTATGAGAATGGAAATGATTATCTTTGTAATAAAATAACCGAAGAAGAATTGATATTAAAACCAAAATTTGTAGAAGGTGATGATTACACCATTCGTTGGTGGAAAGATAAAGCAATCAAAAGATATACAAAATTATATGAAGAAGATAGAATAAAACCAGAAAGTTTGTTTTATATTGATTTAATTGGAATGACTTGGGAAGATTGTAGAAAAAAATACTTAAAAGAAGTGGGGAGATAATCATGTATCAAAATATATACTACGAAAGACAAAAGAATTTAATGCATCTTTGGGATGACAAAAATGGGTATCAAACAATGCCATATCGAAAGTATGCATATAAGAAAGACCCACACGGACAACATCTTTCAATGAATGGTGAAAGATTAACCCGTATTTCAAAATGGGATAAAGAAGATAATGATGACCTATTTGAAAGTGATGTGCCAGAAACCACAAGAGTATTGGTAGATATTTACGATAGTGATATCCCCTCAAATGGCCATAGAGTATTGACTTTTGACATTGAGGTTGAAATGATTACCGGATTACCAAACACACGAGAAGCACAAAACGAATTGACAGCAATCGCTGCACACGATGGAGCAACAAAACTCTATGATGTATTCGTATTAGATAAAGATAAAACAGTTAAAAACAATGCCAAAAACTTTAGCAAAGATGGGAGAGAGGTTACTCTTCACATTTTCGATAACGAGAAAAATCTCTTACTTGCTTTCCTTAATTATTACGAGGAAATTGACCCAACTATTCTTACGGGGTGGAATATAGATTTCTTTGATATTCCATACCTTTACAATCGTATTAAAAATGTATGTGGTGAAAGTCATGCAAAAAGACTTTCTAGAATAGGACAATGTTTCTATTCACCTTATAGAGAGAAGTGGACATTTGGTGGAGTATCTATTTTGGATTACATCAGTTTATACAAACAATACAACTTTGGTTTGGAAAGTTCATATACACTCAATCACATAGCAACAAAAGAATTAGGTAGAGGTAAGGTGGAGTATGAAGGAAGTTTGGATGATTTGTTTGTAAATGATTTGGAAAAATTCATTGAGTATAACATTGTCGATGTGGACTTGGTGGTATCAATGGATGAGAAGTTAAAGTTTATTGATTTATGTAGGGCGATATGTCACGCTGGTTATGTTCCTTACGAAGATTATATGTTTTCGTCAAAGTGGTTAGAGGGAGCTTGTTTAGCATACCTTAAAACTAAAAATATGGTTGCAACAAACAAACCCGCTGATAGGAGAGAAAGAATGCAGGCGTTGAGAGATAACGACCAAGAAAAGTTTATTGGAGCATATGTGAAAGAACCTATCGTTGGAAAGTATGATTGGATATATGATTTGGATTTAACATCTCTATACCCGTCAATCATTATGACATTAAATATCTCACCTGAAACAAAGATTGGTAAGATTTCAAATTGGGATGCAGAGCAATATATTAAAGGTGAAGAAATCACTTATAAGTTAAAGGGTAAGGATGGTGATGAGTACGAATATAACCGTCAGGAATTAGCCGATGTTATCAAAGATAGTAATTTGGGTGTAGCAGCTAATGGAGTTCTTTATATGCAAGATAAACCAGGTTTGATTGCGGACATTCTAAATACATGGTTTAACAAAAGAGTTGAATATCGTAAATTAGAAAAGAAATATGGTGAGGAAAAAAATACCGAATTATATGAGTTTTATGGTAAGAGACAACACGTTCAAAAAATTCTATTGAACTCAATGTATGGTGTATTGGGTTTGCCGGCATTTCGTTTCTATGATGTGGATAACGCAGAGGCAGTGACACTAACAGGACAAGTCGTAATTAAAAAGACGGCTGAAATGGCAAATAGAAAATATTGGAAAGAATTGGAAACAACTGACGATTATAATGTTTATATTGATACTGACTCAATTTATATGATGGCAGAACCTTTGGTAAAACATAGATACCCAGAATATAAGACATTTGACGAAAAGAGAATGGCAGTTGAGGTAGACAATATTGCAACCGAAACACAAACATTCTTAAACTCATTCTACGATTTATTGGCAGAGAGATTTTTCTTTATTCCAAAGGAAAAACACAGATTTGAAATTAAAAAGGAATATATCAGTAAAGCAGGATTTTGGGTAGCAAAGAAACGATATGCACAATGGATGATTTTGAAAAACGGAATACCTTGTGACAAATTGGATGTGAAAGGATTGGATGTAGTTAGAAGTTCATTCCCTAAAGCATTCCAAAAATTTATGTCTACAATGTTGAAAGATATTTTAATGGGTAAAGACCATGAATATATAGATGATACTTTATTGGCATTTAAGAAAAGTTTACCAACACTTCCTGTAAATACAATCGCAAAAGGTGGAGCATTAAAAGAATTGAGTAAGTATGATAATGGTAGTTGGAAAACAGGAGATGCAGTAGCAAACTTTGAGAAAGGAACACCTGCACACGTTAAAGCCGGAATAACATACAATAGATTATTAAAATTCTTTAATTGTCCATATAAGCATGAACCAATTAGAGATGGTGATAAAGTAAAGTGGGTATATCTTAAAGACAACCCATTAGGATTAGAAACAGTTGCATTCAAAGATTATAATGACCCAAAGGAAATTATGGATTTTGTGGAAACCTATGTGGATAGAAACAAAATATTTGAAGCAGAATTAGAAAACAAATTAGATGACTTTTATAACGCATTAAAGTGGGATAAAGTTACCGCAGACACAAAAACAGCAAAGAAATTCTTTGCATTTTAAAAAATTATTCGTATATTAGTAAAACAAACATAAAACATGAACAAAAACAATTTATTAAAATTCATTCAAAAGTATTCACTAGGTGGACTTATTGAATCAGTAGCGTGGAACGCCGAAGGAACGAAATTATCAGTTAGATTTATTTCAGATGACAAAACATTATTAGGTGAGGTTGAGTATAATGCTTATACTTCTACTCAAATGAATGTTGGTATTTATACAACATCATTATTGAAAAATATGATTGGTGTATTAGATAACGACTTAACATTAAAAGTTGATAAAGCAGGTGATAAATCGGTATCATTAAAGGTATCGTCTGACGAAACTGAAACATCTTATCAATTGGCAGACTTAGGAGTTATTCCACCTGTACCGGATTTGAAAACATTACCTGATTTTGGTATTTCAATTGAAATGGCATCTAATATGATTGACAAATTTATCAAAGCAAAAGGTGCATTGAGTGATGTAGATACTTTCACAATCTTTACCGAAGGTGGTGATTTAAAGATGGCAATTGGTTATTCTTCTATCTCTACAAACCGAGTTACATTTACTGCACAAAAAGATTACGCAGAAACAGTAAAACCAATTTCTTTCTCAGCAAAATATTTGAAAGAAATCTTAACAGCAAACAAAGAAGCAACATCAGCAAAATTAAAAGTTTCAACTGACGGATTATCGAATGTTGAATTCCAAATTGATGATTTTGTATGTAAATATTATTTAGTAGAAATCTCAAATTAATAAAATGAAAGAACAATTAGAATTATTCCCACAAGAAGAATTACAACAACAAGATGCGGGTAGTATTGATACAACCGAAGCACAACCAATTAAAGATGTTGAATGGTGTTTTCAATTCTTTAATAATGAAGCAATTGTGTTTGCATGGTCAAATGAAAATGAAAAACCTACACCATTAGTTATAGAATTAAAACCAATTGAAAATGAGGGATTAAATTTTCAACAAAACGGAATGACATTTAGAATTTTCCCAAGAGAAATTAGTGAAGAAACAAAAAAAGAAAGAGAGAATGCAAGTCAAAATAAAGAAGCTTAGTCCACAAGCAGTTATCCCCACTTATGCAAAAGATGGTGATGCCGGTATGGATTTAGTGGCAACATCAATGAAGTTTGATGGTACACAAATTACATACGGAACAGGATTAGCAATGGAAATACCCGAAGGATTTGTAGGATTAGTATTCCCTCGTTCATCTATTCGTAAAACCGATTTATCATTGAGTAATTCGGTAGGTGTAATTGATAGTGGATATAGAGGTGAAATACAGGCAACATTTAATCAAAGGTCATTATCATCTCAAAGTGGTAGTTTTGTATATGGTGTTGGTGATAGGATTATGCAAATTATAATTATCCCACACCCACCAATTGAATTTAAAGAAGTAGATGAATTAACAAACACCGAAAGAGGCGAAGGCGGATTCGGTTCAACTGGAAAATAATATGAGTTTTTTCGCAAACGATATAAACAAAAGAGAACATAGTTTGTGGGTGGAGAAATACCGCCCACAAAGTCTTGCTGATTATGTTGGTAATGAAACCATCAAAGAAACAATTCAGCAATATTTGGATGCAAACGATATACCACATTTGTTGTTATACGGAAAAGCGGGTACTGGTAAGACCACACTTGCAAAGTTAATCGTAAACACAATTAAATGTGACTTTATGATTATCAACGCATCGGATGAAAACAATGTGGATACCGTAAGAACAAAAGTTAAGAACTTTGCATCATCGGTTGGGTTTGCAGGTTTCAAAGTAATCATATTAGATGAGTTTGATTATATGACACCCGGAGCACAAGCTATTTTGAGAAACTTAATGGAAACATTCAGCAAACATTGTAGATTTATCTTAACTTGTAATTACATTGAGAAAATTATTGACCCTATTCAAAGTAGATGTCAGTCTTTCGCAATTACTCCTCCGACTAAAAAGGATGTAGCAATTCAGGTAGCAAAGATATTAGATGCAGAAAAGATTAAGTATGAACCAAAGAATATGGCTGATGTGATTAATTCATATTACCCAGATATTAGAAGAATACTTAATACTTGTCAATTACAATCTGCAAAAGGTGAATTGAAAGTAGACCATAGAGTAATGGTTGAAGCAAACTTTGCAACTAAGCTTATTGAATTGTTAAAGGAATCTGATGACAAACGAAATATGTTTATGAAAATTAGACAGTCAGTAGCTGATAACAAATTAAACGACTATTCCGAAATGTATACAATGTTATACGACAAAGTGGACGAATATGCAACAGGAAATGTAGCAAATGTGATTTTAACTATTGCTGATGGTCTTTCAAAAGATGCATTAGTAGTAGATAAAGAAATCGTATTTATGTCTACAATTATACAAATATTAAACATTATAAAATAAACAAAATGGAACAAGGACAACAATTACCAACGAATTTTAACTTAAACGATGCAAGAGATATGGATTGTGAATGTGGTGGAAAGATATTTTTACCAGCATATAGATTTAAAAAGATATCTCGTTTATTAACAGGTCAACCAAAAGATTCGGTTATGCCTATTGAATTGTATGTATGTGCAAGTTGTGGTAAAGCATTAAACGAATTATTGCCACAAGAATTACAAGAAACAAAAATCACAGAATAGTGGCAGCAAAATTGTTTGACCATATCAATGCAATAACTACCATACAAGACCCTAAGTATTTTGACAAATTATCTGACGAAGATGTTAAGACTTGGAGTAATTTTATGATAAATAGATTTCTATCAATGAAACCTGAATGGGTTGAGTTGGTAGCATCTCTGTTGCCTTTAACACAAACATTACAACCAAAAGAAATGTATAAGTTGTATATTAGTGTTATTCCAAAAGGTAAATACTTTTTGAAATATATAAAAGGAAAATCAGAGGATAAATACGAACAATTCATAGTTGACTTACTAAAGAAAGAATATGATTGTTCAGAAAATCAAGCAATTGAATATTTGGAAGTTCTTTATTCAACTAGAGAAGGTAGAGAATATATGAAATATGTTTGTGAAAAATATGGTATAGATAAAAAGCAAATAACTAAATTGAAACTTAAGATATAATTTGGTAAATCCAATTATTTGTCTTATATTACAGTTATTATGGCAAGAGTATCATTTTCACAATATAGTATGTGGCATAGTTGCCCACAACAATATAAATTAGCATACATAGATAAGTTAGGTGAATCATCATCAAACATTCATTCAATCTTTGGAACTGCAATGCATGAGACACTACAAAATTATTTGGAGAAGTGTTTAAGAATATCAAAGTCACAAGCTGACAAAATGATTGACTTAAAGGAATATCTTAAAGAAAGAATGAGAGATGCATATCTTAAAGAAACCGAAGGTGAAATAGGTAATACTACAATATGCACCAAAGAAGAAATGGTGGAGTTTTTAGAAGATGGAAATGTCTTATTAGATTGGTTTCAAAAACCCAAAAACTTTAACAAATTCTTTTCGTTAAAACACGATGAGTTGGTAGCAATTGAACAACCTATAAACACAAAGATTTCGGAGAATGTAAACTTCATGGGTTTCATAGATTTGATTATCAGAGATACCTTTACAGGTAGATATAGAATCATTGATTTTAAAACTTCTACAAGAGGTTGGAGTAAATATCAAAAATCAGACCCAGTTAAAAGTGCACAAATCCTATTATACAAAAAATTCTATGCTGAATTGATTGGTATTTCCGAAGATGTGATTGATGTTGAATTTATCATATTGAAAAGAAAAGTTGAAGTAAGAGAAGACATCCCAACACATAGAATCAGTAAACACATTCCTGCAAATGGTAAGGTATCGGTAAACAAAGCCTGGAAGGGTTTTACGGAGTTTGTAGAGAGTGTATTTGACAAAGATGGTAATTATAGAACTGACATAGAATTCCCAAAGAACGCAACTAAACTATGTGAATGGTGTGAGTTTTTTGATAGAGGAATATGTGATAGGGGGTTAAAAAATCTAAATTAAACAATATATATTTAAAAATAAGTTATGACAAAAAAGAAGATTCTGTTATTATCGGATGATTTAAGAATGGCAAGTGGTATTGCCAATGTTTCCAAACAATTAGTGTTGGGAACTGTTGATAAGTATGATTGGGTTCAATTAGGAGCTGCAATCAAACATCCAGAAGCTGGTAAAGTTTTAGACCTAAATGAAAGTGTTAGAGAACAAACAGGTGTAAAAGATGCAAATGTAAAAATTTACCCGTCCGATGGTTATGGTAATGCCGATATAATTAGACGATTATTGATGATTGAAAAACCTGACGCTATCTTACACTTTACAGACCCGAGATATTGGATTTGGTTATATGAGATGGAGCACGAAGTTCGTCAATCGGTACCATTATTTTTCTATCATATCTGGGATGATTTACCAGACCCAAAATACAATAGAGATTACTACGAAAGTTGTGATTGGATTGGATGTATTTCAAAACAAACTTATGGTATTACTAAAAGAGTTTGGAGTTGGGATAAAGAAAAACATTGGACACCACCCGCAGACTGGCAAGTAAGTTATGTACCACATGGTATCAATTCCGACTTATACAAACCAGTAGAAGTTCCACAAGAATTTAAAAAAGAAATATTTGGTGATAAGGAATACGATTTTGTTTTATATTGGAATAATAGAAATATTCGTAGAAAACAACCTATTGATGTTATTTTAGCATTCGATAAATTTGTTGAAGCATTACGACCTGAAGAAAGAAGTAAAGTATGTTTATTAATGCATACTCAACCTGTCGAAGAACATGGAACAGATTTACCAAGAACAATTGCAGAATGTTGTTCACCTGAAACAAATGTCGTATTTGCACCAAATAGATATTCCGAAGAACAATTGAACTATCTTTACAATATGGGAGATGTGACAATTAATGTGGCATCTAATGAAGGATTTGGTTTAGCAACCGCAGAATCAGTAATGGCAGGAACTCCAATCATAGTAACGGTTACAGGTGGATTACAAGACCAATGTGGATTTAGAGAAAGAGGAACGGGTAAATTACTAATTGCCGAAGATTATGTTGAAATTGGTTCTTTACACGATAGGCACAGAAAAGCAGGTGTAGTGTGGGGAGATTGGGTTAAACCAATTTGGCCAGTTCGTTCAACAACGGGTTCAGTACCTACTCCATATATTTTTGATGATAGAGTTGACTTTGAAGATATCACTCCTTTAATTATGGATTGGTATAAAATGCCAAAAGAAGATAGAGAAGCTGCCGGATTGAAAGGTAGAAAACATTTCTTAGGAGAAGGTAAATTAAGTAGAGAAGCAATGTGTCAATCATTAGTAGATGGTATGGAAGGTGCATTCGAAAATTGGAAACCAAAACAAAAATTTAAGTTAATAGAGTTATAATATGAAACCAACATTAGTATTTCAAGCACCAGTAGCAACAAGAAGTGGGTATGGTGACCACGCGAGAGATTTATTACACTCTCTTTATAAATTAGATAAATTTGAAATTAAAGTAATTAGTACACGTTGGGGTAATACTCCAATGGATTCACTTAATTATGACAATCCATTTCATAAGTGGATAGTAGATAATATCATTCCGGGTATTGAACAAAAACCTGACATTTATATTCAGGTTACTGTACCAAACGAATTCCAACCAGTAGGACATTATAATATCGGTATTACTGCAGCTATCGAAACAACACATTCACCATTAGATTGGCTACATGGTTGTAATAGAATGGACTTAATTATAGTACCATCTGAACATTCAAAGAAAAGTTTGGTAGATACAATTTACAATGAACAAGACAAAAATAGTGGTCAATTGATTGCACAACATAAAATCCAAAAGCCTGTTGAAATTCTTTTTGAAGGATTTGATGAGATGGATTTTGGAACGGAAGATGTTGTAAATATTACGGAATTGGATTCAATCAAAGAAGATTTTGCATTCTTATTTGTAGGACATTGGTTAAGAGGTGATTTAGGTGAAGATAGAAAAAATGTTGGAATGATGATTAAAACATTTGCAATGGCTTTCAAAAATGAAAAAGTAAAACCAGCATTAGTTCTTAAAACCAGTTCCGCGGGATTTAGTGTGATGGATAGAGAAACTACAATTAAAAAAATCAAAGAGGTATTGGGTAAAGATTATAAGTCAGTTCCAATTTATCTTTTACATGGTGATTTAACTCCATCGGAAATGAATGGGTTATACGAACATAAAAAAGTAAAAGCAATGTTAAATTTTACAAAAGGTGAAGGATTTGGTAGACCACTATTAGAATTTAGTTTGACAGGAAAGCCTGTAATTGTTTCTAATTGGAGTGGCCATATTGATTTTTTAAAACAAGGTGCAGTATTATTAGAAGGTGAATTGAAACCGGTACATGAATCTGCAGCTGACCAATTCTTATTAAAAGAATCACAATGGTTTAATGTGAATATTTCAAAAGCATTACTTTCAATCAAAGATGTTTATAAGAATTATGATAAATACAAAACCGAATCATCTAAATTAAAAAAATATAATTTAGCAAATTTTAGTCTAACAAAAATGACTGAAGGATTTGATAGTATTTTAAATCAGTATGGTATTTATACTAAGATACAACCAAAATTTCAACAATTACAATTACCAAAATTGAAAACGTTAAATAAATAATGCCAAATTATAATCCAATATATCGTAAATTCATAGACGAAAGAAATTATATAAATCCTAAAAAAATAACAAGGGGTAGATTTTATTTAATTAAGGAATACGAATATATTGATGGAACGAAAGGCAAATATACAGAAACAAATGCACCAATAATCTACACATTATTTGCATCAGCATCAAAAGATATAGTTCATGCTGTAAAAGTTTCAAATGTAAATCCACAAATTATAAAAAGATTTTTTGGTAAATTTATAAATGAAGATACCGAATTATTGGAAATGAAAGGAGGTGCAAAAAAGTTTTACTCTTCTGTTGTATCAAAAGTTCCAGTTGTTTCAAATGATTCATATAGAACTTATAAGATTAGTGGATTTGGCCAAATTATAGAATTGGATATGGATGTAAATCAACTTACACCAAAAAATAAAAATGTAATAGGTATAGATAAAAAATCTCAATTAAAAAATAAATAGTTATGACATCAAAAGAATTTGTCCTTTGGTTAAAAGGATTTACAGAAGGAGTACATGAATTTAATATTACTCCAAAGCAGTGGGATTTATTAAAAGAAAAGTTATCAAAAGTTAACGATGGAACTCCAATCGGTATAGGTGGATGGGGAACACCAAATACATTTATTACACCACCACCAACAGACCCATACAATCCATTTAAGATAACTTGTGGTAGTGGTTCATCTGGAACAACAATAACAACAACACCAGGTGTTGGTTCAATTACAATTGCTAATCCATCATTTGGATTTGGAACAACATCAACTGCATATGGATATCCGAGTGGTTCTGCATGGAGTTATACAACATCAAACGAAAAAGTATTTTAATGAAATTAAGTTACGCAATAACGGCTTGTAATGAAGTCGAAGAAACGATTAGATTGGTAGGACAATTATTAAACTATAAAGAAGAAAATTCGGAAATAGTAGTCCTATTAGATACACCGAAAGCTCCAATAGAATTAGTAGAGTATTTAGAACTACAAGCTAATGCAGACCACATTACACTTATCGAATCGGAATTTGATAATGATTTTGCACAATGGAAAAATTTATTAAACTCACAATGTAAAGGTGAGTGGATATTTCAATTGGATGCTGATGAATATCTTATGCCTGATTTGATTGTAAATATGGAAGCATTATTGGATGTAAATACCGATAAGGATATGATTGTTGTTCCTAGAATTAATACTGTTGAAGGTTTAACTCAATCTCATATTCAAAAATGGGGATGGAATGTAAATGAGAAAGGATGGGTAAACTTTCCCGATGTTCAGACTCGTATCTATAAAAACTCTGACAAAATCGGTTGGAGTGGTAAAGTACATGAAAGAATAGTAGGATTTGAATCTTATACAAATTTTCCAGCTGAAGAGATATATTGTATCAAACATCCAAAGACAATCGAAAGACAAGAAAGACAGAATAATTATTACGATACTTTATAATGGTTCACATATACTATCACATATATGCAATTGATGGTGTTGAATCTATAATAGATGAACAATTAAATCTAATAAAAAAACATTTTGATTTTCCTTACATATTAAATGTGGGGATTTCTATTGCAGAGGATAATACTTCAATAGATTATATTATTAATAAATTTGAAAAAATTAGAGATGTGAGGTCTAGAGGTAATGAATTTGTAACATTAGATTTAATAGAAAAAGATAAAGAAAAGTTTGGTGATTCCGATTATATTTTGTATATTCATACAAAGGGTGCATCAAAACAAAACTTAGAAAATGTAGTAAGTTGGAGACATCTTATGAATTATTTTAATATTGAAAAAGTAAAAAATATATTTAAAATTTTTGAAAAAACCGATTATAATACATATGGTGTTTTATTAGGAACTGCCGGAAAATGGAAATTGTATTCTGGTAATTTTTGGTGGGCAAAATCATCATATTTAAAAACAATAAAAATGGACGGAGTAAGGAAAAATAGATTTAATGCCGAAGTTGATTATATTCAAAACGGAATAGATTGGAAACCATACTCATCGTATAATAGAGAGGGAGAAAACCATTATTCAATTTTATTTAAAAGAGAAGAATATGCGAAATAAAATAACATTCATATATAATCATACTCCAAATGAAACCTGGTCAACACCTTTGTCTTTACTCAATGAGTTTAAGGAGAGAGGTTGGGAAACTGAAATAGTATCGATTACGGCAACCGATGATTCTGCATTACAATTGTGGATTCAACAAGACATTCCAACGGATATTGTGTTGTTTATGGATTGGGGTAGAATTGATTCACCATATTTAGATAAAGATTTAAAACCAAGTGCATGTTGGATACAAGAAAGTGGAGATGACCCACAAAACTTTGAAAGAAATTATCCAAAAGCAAATCGTTTTCATTATACAATTACTCCGGATAGAGTATCGGCATACGAATATAGAAGTAGAGGTATTGATTGTGATTGGGTTCCACATTGGGCAGATACAATGGTACAGTTTCCAATGAATTTAGAACCTGAATATGTGGGTGTAACAAGTAGAGGTAGAGGTGGTTCTGAATTTTTAGATTATCTTACACATTGGGCAGAAGGTGCAATTGGAAATCAAAATGGTATGGATGCAAAACAACATACTGAATTTTTGAATAAAGGATTGATAGTGATTCAAAATAGTAGATGGGGTGAAATAACCCGTAGAATATTTGAAGGTATGGCTTGTGGTAAAATGGTATTGACGGATAAGTTGGATATCAGTAGAGGTTTGGAAGAATTATTTATAGATGGTGAAGATATTATTTTATACAATGATATGTTTGATTGTATTGAGAAGATGAATTACTATAACGAAAACGAAGAGGAGAGAGAACGAATTGCACACAATGGAATGATGAAAGTATTACATAATTATACACAAGTACAAGTAGTAGATAGATTAATAACAGCATATGATAGATTTAAGTAATATACGTGGATTGGTAGGAAATCACGTAGCTCCATACATTTACAACGCTAAAAGTTTTGAAGCGGGTAAAACACCAATTTACTATTCTGGTCCTTATTGGGATAACAGAGAAATAGAAACAGCAATTGACACATTCTTAAATGGAAAGTGGATTACTGCAGGAGAAAGAGTTTATAAATTTGAAAACCTATTCAGTACGAGAGTTAATGTTAAACATTCTCATATGGTAAACTCAGGTAGTTCTGCTAACTTGGTATTGATTGCTGCATTAAAGAAAAGATTTAATTGGGCAGATGATGATGAAATTATCGTATCTCCAGTTGGATTTGCAACTACAATTTCAGTATTATATCAACATAGATTGAAACCAATATTTTTAGATATTGAATGGGATACATTAAACTTTGACTTAAACCAAATAGAATCAAAAATTACTGAAAAAACAAAGGGTATATTCGTATCACCTGTTTTGGGTAATCCTCCAGATATGGATAGATTGCAAGAGATTGCTGATAAGTATGATTTGAAGATAATTGGTGATAATTGTGATTCTTTGGGTACAAAATGGAACGATAAACCATTAACTGACTACTATGTTGCCTTTTCAAATTCATTCTATCCTGCACACCATATTTCGACAGGAGAAGGTGGAATGATTTGCACGAATGATGATGAATTAAAGGCATTGTTTGTAAGTTATTCATGGTGGGGTAGAGATTGTTATTGTATTGGTTCTGCAAACTTATTATCATGTGGAACTTGTGGAAATAGATTTGACAAATGGTTAGAAAATTACGATGGTGTAATTGACCATAAATATGTTTTCAGCCATATGGGTTACAACTTAAAACCATTGGATTTACAAGGAGCAATTGGAATTGTTCAATTAGAAAAATTGGATGAGATTGAAGTAAATAGAAAGAGAAGTAAAGAAAGACTTACTCAAATATTTGTTGATAACATACCTGGATTGAGAGCACCATCTAAATTGGATAAAGCTGACCCATGTTGGTTTGGAACTCCATTCATTTGTGATGAACCAGGATTAAAACACAGATTAGTTGAATTTTTGGAAAAAAACAAAATCCAAACAAGAAACTACTTTGCAGGAAATATTTTATTACATCCAGGATATTCATTTTTAGATGATTTTAAAAACTACCCAGAAGCAAATAAAGTATTAGATAAAGTGTTCTTTATTGGGGCAGCACCACATTATACCGATTTGGTATTTGATTATATTGAAGAAGTTATTAAAAAGTTCAAATAATGAAGGTATTGGTTCTGGGAGATGGGTTACTTGGTTCCGAAATAGTTAAGCAAACTAATTGGGATTATATATCTCGTAAAAAAGATGGGTTCGATATAACTAAAAATGATTTTAATTTTCATGGGTATGATGTTATTATTAATTGTATAGCATTTACTAACACATATTCAAACGATAAAGAAAATAATTGGAATGTAAATTATAAAGCGGTAGCTGATTTGGTCGATTATTGTAATAATCAAAATATTAAATTAGTCCACATATCAACCGATTATGTTTATACAAATTCTAATTCAGAAGTTTCGGAAAATGATATACCGGTTCATGGTAATAATTGGTACTCATATACCAAACTTTTGGCAGACGCGTATATTGAATTAAAATCAAATAATTATTTAATTTGTAAAGGTACTCATAAACCAAATCCATTTCCATATGAAAGGGCATGGGATGACCAATGGGGAAATTTTGATTATGTAGATGTTATATCATCTTTAATAATTAATTTGGTTATGTCAAATAATTTTGGTATATTTAATGTAGGAACCGAATTCAAATCTATGTTTGATTTGGCAAAACAAACTAATAAAAATGTAAAGCCAGCTGGAAAGCCGGAGTATGTACCAAACAATACATCTATGGATGTTTCAAAATTAAAAAAATCAATACAATGAAAGAAGTAGTTATATCGGCATATGATAGAGATTATCACTATTGGATAAATAATTTAAATAAAGACATAAAAGTAACAGTTTATAGAAAAGGTACTAATTATGATTTAGCTGATGAAATCTATTTAGAAAATAATGTTGGTAGAGATGTTCATACATTCTTTTATCATATTGTTAATAATTACAATAACTTGGCAAACTATACGTTCACCTCACAGGATTATTTTCAAGACCATGTTCACAATTATATTGATATTATGAATGGTAATATTCAAACTTTAAAGCAAAACGCGGTACAAGATTTTGAAGAATGTTGGTTTTATTGTACTCAATATGGTGGAAAATTAACCTGTGATAAAAATGGTGCACCACATCATGAGGGTTTAGATATTCCAACTATTTGGAATCAATTATTTAAATCGGATTGTCCTGATACGATAACATTTACTCCAACTGGTCATTTTTGTGCAACAAAACAACATATACAAAAAAGACCACTTAACTTTTATAAAAAAGTTTTGAATATATTAGAAACAAATGAACAAGCCCCTTGGGTAATTGAAAGATTGGAACCATATATTTTTGATTTAAATTATGATATAAATGAATAAATTTTCAGTAATAATACCAACTCTTTGGAAATCAAATAGAATTCATCAATTATTGAAGGATTTAATTAGTTCCGAATTTGTAGATGAAATTATTTTAATAGATAATGCCAGTAAATATTTTGAATACTATGAAGCATTGGATAAAGTAAAATTAATACAGGTTAAAGAAAACATATATGTTAGTCCAGCTTGGAATTTGGGTGTAGAGATTGCAAAAAATGAACATATTGCAATTTGTAACGATGATATCAATTTCAATCCAAACATATTGGGTTTATTTTTAGTAAATCAAATAGAAGGTATAGTTGGCCAGGCATCCGATAACTATAATAAACCTTACGATGAAATACCTGGTTTATCAAAACTAGAAGGAATTCGTCCGTGGGGTTGGGGTTCATTTATATTAACACAAAAAAAATATTGGATTCCTATACCGGAGGAATTAAAAGTTTGGTATAATGATGATTTTATGACTGAAATTAATCCATATCCAAAATGGGTATTGCATAACTTTACAATAGTAACCGAAATGTCAACAACTTCCGACCTTGTAGAATTTAATGCAATAAAAGAGAATGATAGAATTGAATGGGAAAAAATAAAAAATAAAAATAAATAATATGAAAGAAAACTTTGACTTTTATTCACAAATGTTAAATTACTTAATGAACAATCATATAAGTAATAAAATACAATTTTCAGAAATTACAAATTGGCATGCATCACATCCATTTTATAGATTAAATTATTACAATGGTATTCAAATATCACAAGTATTGGGAATTTATTTATTTTTTAATAGAGATTTTTTAAGTAACTTTGATAATATAGTTGAAATTGGCTCTTATAATGGTGGATTATCTAGTTATATTTTTGAATCTAAAAAAGAAGGTGCAAACTTTACATCATATGATATTGAACCATCAATTAATATGGCAAAACAACAAAGAAGTGATATTGATTTTAGAATTGGAGATTGTTTTGAAGAAAAATATTATAATGAAATTGTAGATTTAATAAAACAACCTGGCAGAACATTATTAATATGTGATGGTGGAAATAAAACAAAAGAATTTAATGAGTTTTCTAAATATCTTAAAAAGGATGACATTGTTATTTTACATGATTATAAACAAGATGAACAAAGTTGGAAAATTGCAACTGAATATTGGCAATGGCCTTATGGATTTGAAACTGAATATGATGTAATTAAAGATGCTATTGCTGAAAATGGTTTGGAAGAATTTAATAACAAAAATGCAAACTTCTTTATATGGGGAAGTTATATTAAAAAATAATATATGGAAAAATTACCAATTAGTATAGGTATATTATCTTGGCATAGTGGACAGGTATTAGTGGATACATTAACAACATATCATAATAATGGTTTATTTGATATGGTAAATGATGTTACTATTTTATTTCAGGAAGTAACTACACAAGATATTCAAATAGCAACTCACTTTGGTTTAAATTTTATTGGTTTACAAAAAAATATTGGAATTGGAATGGGTATTTTGAAATTAGCACAAAATGCCGAAACTGAAAATTTTCTAATATTAGAACATGATTGGAATTTAATTGAAGATAAAGAAACAACATACAATAGATTAAAAGATGGTTTGGATTTTTTAAGTAAAGATTTTAAATGTGTTAGATATAGGCATAGAAAACATCCGGGTGCACCATTGTTTAGTTATAATATGTATAATGGTAAAGAATTGGAATATGTTGATGCGTATTATAAAATGAAATACCCACACTTATTGGATACAATTCATTGGATTGAAAATCCAGAAGAAAGATTTCCTGAATTTATACAAAAAGATGGTGATTATTATATAGCATCGAGTAGATATGGTAATTGGACAAACAATCCGTGTTTGTTTAATACTAAATTTTATATAGAATGTGTTACACCATTTATAAATAATGGACACATCACATCGGAAGGTGAAGTTGCCATTTGGTGGGCAAATCAAAATTTTAAAGTAGCACATGGTGAAGGATTATTTATGCATAACGATTGGCAAAAATACGGAAAAAAATAAAATTATATAATATGGATTTAAATGAATGGGAAAATTGGCTAAGACCCGAAATACAAACCAATGTTGATTTGATAAAACCATATCTAAATAAGGGTGATACATTCGTAGATGTGGGTGCAAATACGGGATTATTTAGTAAAATGATATTAGATGATTTGGGATATGATTTTTTAGAAAATATCATATTATTTGAACCTGTACCATATTTAGTAAGTGAATGTAAAAATAAATTTGAAAAATATTCAAATATAAAAGTAGTTGATAAAGCATTGGGTAACGAAACTTCCGAAGTTACAATATTAGCATCTAATGAAAATTTTGGTTACAATAAGATTTATAAAGAGGGAATGGAAATACACTCACACGAAAAGTATACTATAAATTGTGTAACATTTTCAGAATGGATGAACGAAAATAAAATTGAAAAGGTTAATTTTGTAAAAATAGATACCGAAGGACATGATGTTAATGTGATACGTGGAATGCTTGATTGGATGTGTAACACAAATCAAAGACCATATATATTATTTGAAACCAATTGGTACAAAGATACGGAACAGCAATTAATACGAGATATGGAAATTATGTTTGATTATAGTTCCATTGATTGTGGTAGAGATGTACTATTAATTCCATAATATGAAAGACTTAGTTATATCGGCAATAGCAAACTATATGCCAGAAAAGATTAAAATATATGTAGAATCCTTAAACGATTGTGGATTTGCTGGTGATAAAATAATGATATGTTATAATCTACCAAATAAAACAATTGAGTATCTATCATTAAAAGGTTGGGAGTGCTTGGGTGCAGAACTGATAGGTCATCCACATATGAAACGATTGATTGATATGTGGTATTTTTTAGATACAACCGATAGACAATGGAATCATATTATTACAACGGATGTAAGAGATATTTTTTGGCAGACAAATCCATCAGATTGGTTGAATATAAATCTTAAAACCGAAATCATAGTTGCATCCGAATGTATCAAAAATGAAGATGAACCATGGGCCCACAAAAATATTCATGAAGGTTTCGGCCCTATTTTTTGGGAATCAATAAAAACAAATACAATAGCAAATGTTGGTGTAATCGCAGGTAAACATAAATCGGTTAAAGATTTATTGATGTTGAATTGGTTGGTATCACAGGCCGGTGATACGAGACATTTTACCGACCAAAGTGCATTAAATCTAATCATTAATAATATTTTATTAAAAGATAAGATTGAAATAAATTCCGATTTTGCAATGCAAGTGGATACTTTGAAATCCAATAAAAGATTTGAAAAACAACAACTAACTATAAAGGAGGGATTGGTTATAAATACAAAAGATGAAACACCATATGTATTGGTTCATCAGTATGATAGAATAGAACAATTGAATAATTTAATAGAAAACAAATATAAATGAAAAAAATAGTTATTACATCATTCGTAATGCCACATGAGTTGGATGATTTGGAAAGAGTATTGGTAGATTTGAACAAAGCATCTAAATTCGTAGATGGAAAGAATTATGAATTTTACATTTCACTTTCAGTTGATGATTATTTATTTGATTGGGAAAATTCAAAAGTAGATAAACAATTTTTTATCGATAGATTTAATTCTTTAAAACCATTGACTAATTGGGCCGGTAAATCTACATACCAAATCCGTCCAGAAATTATGGGAGCATTTCAATGTAAAAGATATGCACATATGGAGTCTATTGATGCAACACACTTTATTTGGTTAGATACAGATATTTGTTTCGATGATAAAATTCTTTATTATATGGAAGCAAGTATAGATAGATTAAAAGAAACTGATACTGATGTTGACAAATATTTTATTACACCCGAAATAGTTAAATATTGGGATACTACGTGGGATTGTTTAGTTAATAAAAATTATTTAGACAAACCATTGGACTATTGTAAAACAAACAATCCATTTGCAGATAGTGGAGAAGTTGGTGATGTTGAATTGGAAACTGTATTGAACAATGTTCCGGGTCAACCTAAAACAAAATTCGGTGCAGGTTGGTTTACTTTATTATCAAAACCACTATTGGATAGAATACCCTTACCGGAATCAATGGGTGCATATGGACCAGATGATACATTTTTAATGTGGTCAATAGAAAAACTAAATCAATCAGGAGAACAAATATACCAATTTAAATTGAAAAATTATATTGTTTGTGAGAATTATATTTACAGAGATAGAAAACACTATGATACTTTAATAAAAAGAATTGATAGAAAAGAAGAATTTAAAAAACAATCTTACTCTATGTTTGAAGAAGAATTGAATAAAATAATATAATATATATTTTATTACTTATAAATTTTTTCAATATTTATATCCGTATATACAACAATTATAAAATATGAAATTTGAAGTAACTAATCCAAAAGCGTGGAAAGCCGTAAATGAAAAAAATATGCCAATGGCACATAAAATCAAAGTTTACGAAAAATTGGGTGGAGCATATCGATATGGTCAAGATGGTGGTGAACAGGTTTACAATAAGATGACCGAACTACTTAAAAGTAAAATAAATGAAGGTCCTGAATCACAAGACCATGAAGTTTCTATGGCAGGTGGTCAATTGGATGATATTATTAGAAATGCAACTGAACTTAAAGGTAAAATAGGAGAACAAGAAATGAATTTACCAGGTTGGATACAAGACCATATCTCACAGGCAATGCAATTTATTAACCAAGCCAATACCGGCTATCATAAATTAGACGAAAAATAATGGAAAACATTTATTCAGTATTAATTACGGCAATAACCGTATTGGGTGGAACTGGAGCTTGGAGATACTACGAAAAGAGAGCACTAAGTAAGGAAAGAGATGATGAGTTTATCAGGCACGATTGTAAGGATAGAATTTCTAAATTAGAAGGATTATTAGAAGCAGCTGGTAAAGAGAAGGATGAACTTCGTAATATGATTTTAACTCTAACTAGAGAAGTGGCTGCATTGAGTGTTAAAGTCGAATATCTTACTAAAGAAAACGAAGAACTACATAAAAAGGCAAAACCTATTAAGAAACAATTAAATGGTTAATCTACTTAAAGAATTCTTTTTTGGCCAACGATTTGCAAAATTAGACGGCCGTAATATTGAGTTGGGTAAAATTTACGGAAACCCAATGGCAAACGCATTTACACCATTGCAAGAAGAAGAAACCAAAAAATTAAGAATATTTGATTTTGACGATACATTGGTTAAAACAAAATCTCATATATACATTACAGGTAAAGACGGAAAAAAATCAAAATTAACTCCTGGAGAATATGCAATATATGAACCAAAAGACGGAGACAATTATGATTTTTCAGATTTCGAACAAGTTAAACAACCACAAGAAATTAAAGGTGTTACTAAATTATTAAAAACAGTTGTAAGAGCAGAGGGTGAAAGAAAGGTGGTGATATTAACCGCAAGAGCTGCATACAAACCTGTTAAGGATTACTTACAAGATATTGGATTGGAAGGAATTTATGTAGTTGCATTGGCATCAAATAACCCACAAGACAAAGCAGATTGGATTGAAGATAAAATTAAAGCAGGATATAATGATGTATTTTTTATAGATGATTCTCATAAAAACATTACCGCAGTAAATAAACTTAAAGACAAATATCCTAATATCAAAATGAAGGTTAGTCATGTCAAACACGATATACCTGCACCCCCAAAACAATCCGATATGAAATCCCAAAAAGATAAGGAAGTGACCAAACGAGTTGAACCTAAAAAAAATGACATGAGTTTGAAATCATTACTACCAAAAGATTTGGACAAGAAAGTTAAAAATCCAGATACAGGTAAAATGATTAAAGTTAGTTCAGCATTAAAATACGATAAAGACACAAAGGCATTTAAAGCAGCAGAATTTGCATTAAAAAAGAAATAAGTTATGATATACCTTTTCACAGGTCAGCCGGGAAGTGGTAAAACTACTCTGGCTAAGAAGTTACAAATGTGGTTACAGACAGATAAAGCAAATTGGAGAAAATCCGTATTTCATATTGATGGTGACCAATTGAGAGAATTGTTTCCAAACAAAGATTATTCAAAAGAAGGTAGAGAAAAGAATATCCAAAAAGCATTTGATATTGCAAGGTTTTTAGACGATTCTGGAAACGATGTTGTAATTAGTTTAGTTAGTCCGTATAAACATTTAAGAGACGAATTTAAGTCTCAATGCAAAGTACAAGAGATATATTGTCATACTAAGAAGATTAGAGGTAGAGAAGATAAGTTTGCATTAGATTATGAACCACCTACGGAATATTTTATAGATTTAGACACATCCGATGCATCAGATGATACTTTTAAAAAATTAATAAAAATAATTGTTTGATATACTTATAGTTATAATTAAATAGTTATTAGTATGGAAAATGAAGAAATTCAACAAGAAAGTTTTTTCCCAAATTTAGAACAAAGACCAAGAGGTAAAAGAGGAATTGGTGCAAGACCTTTATTAGAATCGGAAATTAAAGCTGCACAAGAAAAATCACGTTCGGCATTTGAAGCTGCAAGAAGCTTAGGTGTTTCTTATAACACTTACAAAAAATATGCACAACTTTATGGTATTTTTGAAAACCTTAAAAACCCATATGGTATTGGTATTGAAAAAGCAAAGGCAATTAAAAACAAAAAGTATAATATAGATGATATTATAGAAGGAAAACATGTACATTATCCATTACACAAATTCAAAAATAAATTGTTTTTAAGTGGATATGTTCCTAAAGTATGTAGTAGTTGTGGATTTAGTGAAGAAAGAATTACGGATGGTAAGATGCCATTACTTATAGATTTTTTAGATGGAAATTTGAACAATCGTAAATTAGATAACATTAGACCTTTGTGTTATAATTGTTTCTTTTTATTGGTTG